CAGAAACAGATATAGATCCAGAACCCAGCCATTTATCTATAGTTTTTTCTACAACGGTTCCAGATATCTGTACAATTCCAGACGATGATTCTATTATTATTGCTTTTGAACTTGAAGAACCAGTATACTTGAATTCTTGTGGAGGAGCATTAGCTTCTAGCTCTTCAAAGATAATATCTAATGCACCAAATGGCGTGGTTGGTGACTTGCCAGCATACTGCATAGCAAGTTTGGTAATCGCATTAGTGTTGTATAATATAATTGTGTTAATTTCAATAAATGCTACTTGAGCAGTTGCTTGATTAGATTCCCCAGTTTCAGTAAATGTTCCAGATCCACTAAAACTGTTAATAATGTTAGTAGTAGCAGTTCCATTAATATTAATATAGTTATCATATAATATAGTGCCACTATCAGCAATATATGGAGTTGCGATATTTGCATATTCTAATTTTGCTCCCCACACATAGATACCAGATGTTCCATCTCCCGCATATCCACCAGCTGCATTTACAGGTGAATTGCTAAGACGAATTTGAATACCACCAGAAGTAGTAGCAGTTGCCTGACTTGTCAAATAGCATCTATACCATCCATCTGGATATGGTATAATTCTAGCTGAAGTATTAGTTCCAGAAGTTGATATATTATAACTACCAGACCCAGAAAGTGTAAATGAAACAATAGTATTAACGCCAAATGTAGCATTAGGAAGAATTAATCCCAAGTATCTAGTTGAACCTGGTGCTTGCTTTGCCCATATTGATATTGTATACTGAGTTCCTGATATAAAAGGTATGCCTTTGGAAATATATCGTCCAGTAGTGGTTACATCTTCTTGATATAAATCCGCAGTAATGGTTCCATCAGGAGCAGTAGTTTGATTGGCAGTTATAGTTCCACTTAAATTTGTTTTATTCCAATATGTATTCTCAAACTGCTCACTAAAATTAAATAAATTTGAATTTGTTTTTAGATACGAACTAGTTACTTTAATATCACTATAACCACCAGAGAAAACAAACAAATAAGTGTCTTCTGGTGGGTTAAATGTAACGGAAGCAGAACCTGATATATCGGTTGTTATTGAACCAGATCCCACTTCGGAAACATTTTGAATTACTCCTCCTGTCTTTATAACTGCTGCTCCATCGAATGACAGCAAACCAGAACCAGAAGTAATATTAATTGTTGCTAATGAAGATGAAGATGAACCAGAAATATCAAACAGATAAATGTCTTCTGGTGGATTAAATATTACATTAGCAGAACCAGATGCACTGGAGGATAGAGAACCAGAACCTGAAGTAATATTAGTTTTTGTTGATGAAGATGAACCAGAAACACTGAATAGATAAGTGTCTTCTGGTGGGTTAAATGTTACCTTAGCAGAACCAGATGCACTGGAGGATAGAGAACCAGAACCTGAAGTAATATTAGTTTTTGTTGATGAAGATGAACCAGAAATACCAAACAGATAAGTATCTTCTGGTGGGTTAAATGTAACGGAAGCAGAACCAGATGCACTAGAGAATAGAGAACCAGAACCTGAATATACTGGAGTTGCTTTAAATATTGCAACTGAAACAGCACCAGAAATACCAAACAGATAAGTGTCTTCTGGTGGGTTAAATGTTACCTTAGCAGAACCAGATGCACTAGAGAATAGAGAACCAGAACCAGAAGTAATATTAGTTATTGTTGATGAAGATGAACCAGAAATTATGTATTGGAATGAATCTTCTTGTGGATTAAATGTTACGCTAAAATTGCTGGAAGACTCGTATTTGAGTAAAGAAACTAAACCAGTTCTTAAATATATTGTATTACTTGGGGTATACGATTCATTTCTCGTATAAAGTTTGTTATTAGTAATATAAAAATTTGAACGTGTTGCAACTTCAATTGCGCGTGTAAATATTATAGAGTCAGAACCAAAAAAATTAAAATTAAAATTAATATTTGCTGAGGAAACAGTATTAACAAATATGGATGGATTTCCATTAGCAATAAGATCATTTTCAAATGCAATTGAGTTTGCATTAAAATATTCTGGTTTGCTTATGTATTGAAAAACTGGAGAATTTGACGCAAAATTAATATTTGCTGAGGAAACAGTATTAACAAATATGGATGGATTTCCATTAGCAATAAGATCATTTTGAAATGCAATTGAGTTTGCATTAAAATATTCTGGTTTGCTTATGTATTGAAAAACTGCCATCTATTTTCCTCTAAAAAATAAGGGTGAGGATCTAAACCCCCACCCCCGAATAAAATAATAAAAAAAGATATAAAATATATATCAGGCAAGTTGAACGTTTAGAGTAATCTTGATTTGGTCGCCGTTGTTCTGAATGTAGTAAGGACCATTGGTGAACTTCTCAAGGAACATGATGCTATCGTAGATAATTACGCCGTTTGCACCACCAGTAGATGAAGCAGCAGTGCTGATTGCAGGAATGGTTTCGAATGAGTTTGCGTCTGGGCAATGGTTGATGATGTATGAACCAGTGACAAGAGTTGAGTTACCAGATTGACGAGCAAGATAAACAACATCGCCAGGAAGACCGCCGTGAGCAGTAGCAGAAATAGCTCTGAAAGTAGCAGTAACGGTTCCTGTTACAGTTGCGTTAGCAGCCTGACTTAGTGTGATGATACCAGTTGTTGGGTCATAACCAGCAATCGTGGTGCTAGCAGGAATACCAGCTGTTGCTGTGATATCTTGACCTTGTGCAAACCTACCTTCGTAGAAGTTAACGGTTCCTGAAACGGTTCCTGTGCAAGGAACTGAAACTGAAATGGTTGTACCAGAAATTCCAGTTACGCGAGCATAAGGACCAACACCAGTTCCTACAGCAAATTGACCAACGGCAATACCAGTTGTGGTAGCGCAAGTAAATATTGTGGAATTATATGCACCAGCAGAACCAGTTTGTGCAGCAGCTGGGGTTACTTGAACATATACCGAACCAAGAGTGTTGGTTGCGAATCCATTAGGACCACCGTTTGCAGTAGCAGTAGCAGCAGTACCAGTTAGAGTTGCGTTAGCAGCAACAGTTGCAGCACCAGTTGAGTTGTTTAGGAAAATTTGTGCAATGCTGTTAGCACGAGCAACATAGTATCCATGAATATAAGTTGGACCACCACTAAATGTAAATATTTGCTCTGGGTATGAAGCTTGGGTGGTATCTGTACCTTCTGCTGCTGTGCAAGTCCAGTTAGAACCATCTAGGAGTTTACCATACTGGTTTGTATATGGAGCATCACAAAGAGGATAACCAATTAGAGAAGATGCTGCACTACCACCAGAAGCATAGGTGTATGGTTCTACATAAGTAGCAGTTCTTAGTGACGCTGGGGTATCTGTCTCAGCAGGGCCCCCCCAAGCACTTGAGCTTCCGTTCGAAAGAAGCTTAAGAATTAAGTTTCTTGGTGTGTTGTGACTCTGGTTAACAAGGTAACGAAGTGATTCCTGCTCACCGATATTAGGAACTAGTAATGCCATTTTTGATTTCCTCTAGAAATTTTGACTTTGTTTTACTACTATTATTTATCACAATAATAATTTTATCGCAATTAAAAATTGTTTTACAACATCACAACTTTCTACTTCAAATTGTAAAATATCTCCAGCATTTAATGAAGTATTCCAAGTAGTTAGACCATCATCTTTATTTTTTGCTTGATTGGAAAGAGTGGGTTTCTCTGTTCCAGCAATCGAAGTAAATGATGGGTAATTTAGATAGGATGTTTTTTTAATATCCATGACCAGAGAACCAACTCTATCAGCAAGAACGGTCCAAGATTCTATTGTTCCAGTTACATCAATGGTTAATGTACCTTTGATTCCTGTTCCAATAGTATTTGGGTATGCGTCAATTACATAATTAATTGTTCTTGTTAAATCGGCAGTTGTAGCAAGAGCAACAGCAAAGAAATTTTGTCCTGATGTAGGAGCAGTGATGAATGTTATAGTATCATCTGATATAGTATAGTTAACTACTGGTTCTAATACAATGTTATTTATAGAAACAATCAATTGTTGTGCGTTGATTGGGTAGTATGGTTCACCATTTACAACCAAATTAAAAGTTTTTTTAGTGCCATTAAATTGAGCAGCAAAATCTTCAATAATCTCATTTTGATATTGAGTTGATTTACTTGCGACTTGATAATTAACACCAACATTGAACTGGGGATTATTGTCAATAATTACGTTATAATCAGTCATTATAATACCCCAGCTGTTACTTCTATTAGACCTTCAATTACTCTTCCTTTTACATTACTTGGAGAGGTTAAAACTATTTCGTAAACATAACGCCTTGCCTTTAAAGCAGCAGTTTGAGTAGCAGTCATAGAAATAAAAATCTTTCCCGCAGATCTGCTAACATATCCTAAAGTTAATTCTATTGGCGTTCCAGAGGAAGAATGAGTTCTCTTCATCTTGCAGGTGCCAGTAAACCCAGCCAGATTCAACGGGGTTCCATCATCGTTAGTGACGGTAAAGGTTGCCGAGTAATCTGTCCCCTGCTCTATAACAAGATTAATGGGTACTGCTGCCATTCTAGTTCTCTTTTATACTATTTATTCTACAACTTCAGTTTCTACTGATTGTGCTGGTTCTTCCTGACTGGATATGAGTTCTAATGTTTCCATTCCGCCCTGTAATTTTAATCTATATTCTTTTGCTTTTTCTAGTTCTTCTTGAAGTTTTGAAATTTTTTCTTCAATATCTTTAAATTGATTTTGAAAATTTTCTTTTAGTGTAGCAGTGTCCATAGCATTAATAAAAAATAATGATAAAATTATTTATACTACTGAATAGAACCTCCAATTGAACCACCAGCATTGAATACACGAACTACTGCTGTTCCAGTAGTTGCTGCCAAAGATACGGACGTTACAGATGTAGCACCAGCACCAGGAGCAAGGTTTACGTTTGCAAATCCACTGGCAGTAGTTGAAGCAGCAATAGTGACTACAAATGCACCTACTCCAGTATTTCTCAAATACATTGTAATCATTCTACCAGAAGTCAGGTTGCTTACGTTAATTGTAATAGCGGCGGTTAAAGTAGCAATTTTTGAATAATAACAAACCGTAGATGAATCTACAGTTGTAGTTGTTGCTGTTGTATCAGATAGTGTACCAGAAGCTGGATTATTATTGAATGTTATAGTTGATGCTACAGTGTTATTTCCGAATGAAATTGCTTTGGCGTTAGCATTAGTACCAATACTAATACTTCCAGTCGTACCTGAATCTAAAGTTAAAGCACCTGTTGTTCCTGTGGTTAATGATATAGTATTGGTTCCAGTGCCAGTTACAGTTAATGCTGTTAAAGTTCCTACAGAAGTTAATGAAGAAGATGTTATACTTGATGGCAAAGTGCTATCACCAGAACCAACTAAAGTACCTGCTAATGTTGGTAGTGTAATTGTTACAGAACCACCTTGAGCAAGTGTAGTATTACCAATTTTAGTTTTACCAGTTGGTAATGTTACAGATGAAGCAAGAGTAGAACCAATTTGAATAGCGCCTGTAGTAGCACCGCCAAGTGTAATTGCTTGAGACCCAGTAGCAGGGAACAATGAGACCGCTCCAGTTGACCCTGTAGCACCTATTGTAAACGTTCCTGTAGTAAGAGCTCCACCAATAGTAATAGTTCCTGTAGTTGTATCTCCAAATAATGAAGAGTTTACTGCCGCTCCAGTTTTTAATGAACCTCCAGCAAATGCAACAGTATTATCTGTATTGATTGTAATACCAGCAGTTGTATTTGTAGTGGCATTTGCAAATAGTTTTAAAGCAAAAGAATCATTTGTTCCAACTGCGAGAGTTCCACTGACGGAATAGAGATATGTTCCACCAGCATCTCCAAATGCACCACCACCAGTAAATCCAGTTGAGTTAATACCAAAGTCACCGTATCTAGTTGTGGAAGTAGCACCATCACCATGAACAACAACGTCAGATGAAGCAGTAGTGCCAGCATTAGTATTTTGCACAACAATTTGTGCATAATTGTTTATACTTGTTTGGTAATTTGCAAATAAATTGCTATCATTAAATCCTAAAGTTCCTATTTTCAATAGACCTCTATTTTGCTCTGAACCAACTGCAGCAAGAGAACCAGAAAGTTCTACGCCAAATGTGGAAGCAGTTACATTACTAGTAAAATTAGGTGAAGCAGTGGAAACAAGAGTTACTGTTCCAGCAGGTAAAGTAGCTGTAGTAGCAGCAGTTGTTGTTAGAGTTAAAGCAAAGTTTCCTGAAGTTGTGAGGTTATTTGCAATATTAATATTACCACCAAGTTTAATAATTCGGTTAGCATTAATAACATCAAATTCTACAGTTCTATTTGCGGATAATGCAACTGAAGAATTGGAGGCAAAAAATAAATCTCGTGTAGTTGTAGTAGTATCTCTAACTTGAAGAGTAACAAATGCCCCACTTGATTTGACTGTGGCACCAATCTTCATACCATCAATTGAACCTTCATTTGCTGAAAAAATACTAATTACGCCATCATTAGAGGTCGAAATATCTACGTTAGTATTACCCGCCACTAAAGCTGCAAGTACACTGCTATTAAATCCCGTAGCAAGAGTATCCAAGTCAGAACCAATTAAATTAATTGTCTGTCTTTGTTGTTCGAATGTGTTACTAGTTAAAACGGTTCTTAATGGCATTGTACTAATTTCTTAAGTAAATTTTTTATTTCACACAATTCATTTTTCAAATCTTCTACATCATTTTGAAGTTTTTTCACCGTTGCAGAACCATTTTTTGGCGATTGTTTATCAGTATTTATGATTGCACCTGTTGACATATCACGATATAAATTTTCGTGGTCAATTACTTTAACAAAATTATCCATCAGTATGAAGCAACAATTCTAACATCTTGAATTTTGGGCACAAATACTGGAGTAGTACTTCTAATTACAATTTTAATAGCAAAAGAAGAGAATAAATTTAAATCAGCAGCACTGAATTTATATTCTTTGTATGAAGATTGCTCTTCAATCAATCCAGATACCACATTATTACTAGAAGGAATTACGCTCACATCAGGACTTCCATCACCATTAAAATAATTCCAATCCAAATCGTCAAAATTATATTGTAAACTTGCTGGTTTAATCTTATACAATACTTGAATATCATCTTTAGCAAATACGTTTGCTTTTATACGAACATCAATTCTGTCGGAAGGATTATCAAGAGAAATTTCTTTAGTGGTGTATTTTGCAAGAGAAGAACTATTTTTTGAAGAAGTTTCAGAAACATAAAGAATGCCATCAGTATAATCAATATTTTTAATTTCTAAAAATACCTTTTCATTTATTGGTTGATTATCATATGAAACTAAATCCCCAACTCTCATAATATCAGGTTGTTGAACAATTGTTGGATTGTTAACTGTAGTATCATATGTTATGCGAGTAAAAGGAGAATTAGCATTTGTTGCATAATAATTATTACTAATAGGTTGTTTATTATTTGATATAGTAAGTATTTTCTTCTTAAAATCCCACAAAATAACTTTTCCACTAATTACATCATTATAAGTTTTAGTTAGATTATTTTTATCGTAAATTGAAATAGTAGAACCTTTTGCAAAATCATATACAACTTCTTCCAATCCGTTAGAAAAAACTGTAATACCAGAAGAAGATGTTGCCAAAGAACCGTATGTTTGATTAGTAGAATCAATTGATTCAAAAATTAATGTTTCTCCCCCAGAAAAAACAACATCAGTTGACATTTTAACCCACAGTTTATTATTTGTTCTGTCAACTTTAACAATAGTTCCTCTTGCCTTGGATGAGAAACCATAAACTGTTTTGATGTTTTCTGCACCACCTATGATAAGACTTTCACCCAATCCAGTTGCATTTAATCCTCCACCAACATAAGTAATTTTATATACTGGTTTAAAAGTTATCTGCTGATCTCTTCTACCAAATCTATCTTCCATTCCTTCAGATTTTTCTACAATATTTGTAACTAATTTTACGGAAGCATTTCTTAAATCAATTACAGGAGACAAATAATTTTTAGTTGATGAAAGTTGCATTTTATATTCAAATGAATTTGATAAACTATTTTTTAATTCATTAATTCTAGATGCAATAACTTTTTGATTGTTGAAGATATGTTCTTGATTTGTAAATGTAGCTTCAAATCCACTGTTGTCACTTGATTGAGTGTATGAAACATACACTGGAGATGTGTCATCTATTGATTGGATATTTGTAGTTTTTACATACGAATCAATTTTAGTTTCAGTAAAATTCAACATAGAAATCAATGGATACATTTTTTCGTATTTTCTATTATAAGTAGACAACACCATATTTCCACCACCAATAGCATCTTCGGTTGATCTAGTGCCAGCGTTGAAAGTATAAAATTCTAGGCCAGTATTAGAAACAGTAAATAATTCAGAATTTATTATTGACGAATCAATACCACCAACACTTTCTACTTGTTTGAAATTTACATAGGATTTTCCTGTATTATCAAATCCATTGTTTTTGTGATTAACCAATACTATTTTATTGTTATTTCTGAATAGTGTAGAAGTTGCCGTTGAGTCAGAATATCCACTGGTATGCATTGGATTTTGCTCAAGGAATTCGTAACCCAAATCTTCATTAGTCAATCGTAAAACAGATGATTTATCAATAGTAAATTCTGCTCTATACATTGTAAATTTAATATCTTCAAATAAATCTTCAGTCCATTCATCTGTATTTTGTGATTTAAATACTGAACCGAGTAATGGTTGCACAGTTACCGAAGAATTAGTAGATACTTCAGTACCACCTAATTTAGATGACCATATTAAATAATCATTTGAATCTGTTTCTACTGCAAATGCATATTCAGTATCATTTTGAAGATATACTGGATATTCAAATAAAAATTTAGTTGGGATTGTTGATTTATTTGCTTCATCATCAATTGCAACACCCATTCTAACAGCAGGAGTATCAATAGTAATAAATGATTGAACTACAGCTCCGCTTGCGCCAGAACCAGTTCCTTTAATAATTACTGATGGGGCATCAGTATAACCAGAACCTTGAATACCCAATACGACATCATAAACATTTCCGTTGGATGTTGAAATGGAAGCACTTGCCGTTGTACCACCAACAAGTTGAGGACTTTCAATAATAATTAAAGCTCCTTCGTAACCAGTACCACAATTATCAATTTTTAATTTACTTACTCTACCAGAATCTTTTGCAATAGTTAATTTTAATTCTGTATTATTTTTTGCATTATATTGAATTAAACTTGTAAGTTTTAAAGATTCATTTGAAATGAAATTTTTTCCATTATGGTTTGATAAAACAAGAGTATAAACTTGATCGTTATTTAATGTATATTCATTTGTAGTTGAAATATCTACAAAATTTCCATTTCTATCAATAATGTTTTCTACTGGTCCAGTAGCACTAGAAGAATATCCAGTTACAAATTCTCCTTTTTTAATTTTTAGTTGACCATTTGTATATACACGTAAGTAAGTATTTGGCGAAAGAATAGATTCTGTACCTGGAACAATATATTTTCCTGGTTTACCACTTTCAACATTTGTCAAATAAACTCTGATAGGTAGATTGTTGGTACTTTTCTTGCTAAAAAATAAATCCATTCCTGTTAAGAATACTCCACCAGGATAATTTTGAATTTTAAAAGTTTGTGATAATGGTGCTGGTTTAATATTTGTTGAACTTCCTCCCGTGGAACTTACCGATTGCAATCCTTCCTCCGCTTTTAGTTTTGCTGGATGAGTTGAAATAATTGATATGGGATTTTCTGGCAAAACGCCAGTTGCATAATAAACAACTTCAGTATATGAATTTACAGTTGAATCTGTTAACCCATTTTCATTAGAAGTAAATTTAATTGTTTTTTTACCAGTGGTGAAATATAAAGGATTTGAAGATAAATCATAAGATATTGTTTTAATATCTCCATTCCACGAAGAATTTAATGATGGTGCATAACCAGCAGGAATAACAATAATCCCACTGGCATCTCCATTTGAATCTGTGGTGATATCATTTCCAAATGTTCCGAGAAAATTACCAGCAACTCCCGTAAATTTTAAATCTTGAGCAATCCATCTATCAATAGACTTGCCTTCCATGAATGCATAAAATTTTGTATTTGGTTTTAATCTTCTTAAAATAAATTTAACTTCTCTAGAACGACAGAAAAATTGAATAGAAGAAGAAACACTTACAGAATTTGCAGAAATACCAGAAGAACCTTTTGCTAATTCATTATTTTGTGGACTAATGTTTGATGAACTAGAAACACTAGCAGATGAAGTGCTAGCAGAAGCAGAGAAATTTACATCATTTAATGCAACAGTATTATAAAATACTCTATTTGTTCCAATCCAATTTATTATATAATTATTGAAAATACTAGATAATCCTTCCTTAGTATTTTCTTTGGCATAAAATACTGAGAAAACTTTGCCATCATTATTTAAAATATTTGGGAAAATTTCATCTGAGAACCATTGATCAATAGATGGAGACAATGAAGCATCACCAACATATTGAGAAACTCCAAATGGATTTGGGTTGATTGTTTGTGTTGCAAATTCATTCTTAATAGATTCAATACTTGTATATGGTAGTGTAACAACTCCATTTGTATTTACATAACCATCTGTAATTCTTTCTTCATCTCTATAATTAATTTCTTCTAAATTAATAGATGATTCAATGGATCTTGGTCTCAATACTGATTGTTGTGGGTCAATAGAACATTTATAATCATATGATTTCAAATTACCAGTATAGTGATTATCAAAAGTATCAACAATAAATCCGCTTTTTTCTTTTTCTAATCCAAAAGAATCTTTAACTTGCATATTCAATGCTTGCTGTTCTAGCACACTAAGCATTGTGTATTGCTCTAAACGCTCTATACGCTTCTCTAGCTTGCCTATATCACGCATGGTATACCTTCTATTGTCAACTGGTATAATATTGACTAGAGCAGCATTTTTTGTATATGCTGGAACATATAGGTAATATAGTGGAATAGACCCATCTGGATCTGTTGGTTTTACTGGATTTGATGCAGGATTTCCTTTTTTGACAAAAAATTCTCCGCTCTTATTTAAGAAAATACCATCAATTCTATCTTGATATTGTTGTAAATTAAAAATTAAACTATATGGTAAATTCTCATCAGATGCAATAGTGCCAGCAACAACACCTCCAGATTTTGAAAATGAAGTTGGAGAATTTAAAATACTTGTATTTTGATATCCCTCCACAATCGAAGTGCTATCTACCTTAGGTCTAAAATCAAAAACATCACCAAGAGAAACTTTGCCATATACAGTGGAATTAAAATAAGGAATTTCTGATTGTGGAACGCCAGCTTCGTGAAGATATGAATCAATTGTGCAAAAATCTCCTTGCGAATGATCAAAATAATCAAAAATAATTATCAATTGCCCAGTTGGAGCAGAATATCCTGGTTTTAAAATTACTCTAGCAACATCATAGAATGTATCTCTCTGCCCATCATCAAAAGTAAACTTGTCGGTAATATCAGTACCAGCAACTAAATTACCATCTCCATCCACAACAGGAGGAACAGTAGAAGAACCTTCGTAAACATGTTTAAAATTAAAAACATCAGAATATGATAAAACATCAGAAGTTTCTCCTTCTATATCAACTCCTCTAAAAGGAATAACTCTATCTCCAGGTGAATAAATTACAATTTTTTTATTTTTTACAGATGTTTTTAATCTTGGTTTTGATTTTTCAACTTCAATAGTTGCCGTTAATTTAATTTTAAATGCTTCGTAATTTACAATTGTTCCAAAAAAATTACTAGGTAATGTTATAGTTACACTACCTGCAGTTGTTCCAGTAGCATCATCCAAAGAATTTAAAATACTAATCTGTTCTTCTTTAAGATAAATGATATCACCTTGTTCTACTGTTGTATTTGGATTTGATGCTTTACCTGGATCTAAGATAGTAATGAGAAAATTATTTTCCGAAAATGGCACAAATGATTGTGTACCATATGGTAATTGAGCAGCAAAAGTAATTTTGCCACCACTACTTACTAATTTTGTCACAAAATCTCTTCTTAAATAATAAGAAATTTTTGAATTTTCGGGACTACTAACTATAGAATTTAAATACTTAGACCCTGTAGGTACAATTAATGTAGAACGAGAACCATTTTCAATTTGTGCCGCAACTCTAATAACATCGGTATTTACAACATTATTTTTTAATACTGCATCAATATAAATTCTTGATTTATTTAATCCCTGTGGAGGATTTACATATTGAACAATAGCTCGTAATATTGTGTTATCGGAATATGTAAATTGTATTGCATCTCCTTGAATTAAATCGATTGAAGGATCTGCAGAAAAACTATTGCAAACAATGTAATTATATCCCGCAGAACCAGAAAAAGTACTATCTGTTATTTTTTTACTTTCATAGTATGATGAATCAAAAGATTCTATATCAGCAGTGAAGTTATATTTATCATTAGCTCCAAATTTTGAACTTAATGATTTTACATTTTTTGGATTATATGTAATAACAGTGTTTCTAAAAATAATAGGAATAATTGCAGAATTAGAACCAACTGTTGCTGTAATTGAAGGAGTGGTGGAATATACTTCTGATACTAAATCTCTGTTGTTAATTTTCACAGAATATATTTGATCTGAACCATCTGCTCTCAAAGGTTGTATTGCAGTGCCACTATACTCAACACCATTGATTAATATTTTTGTGGCATCTGTATAACCACTTCCTCTTCGTAATACTTTAAAATGAGAAATTGTTCCTTCTTTAGCAATTCTTCTAGATTTAGCATTTTCATCAATAATTGTTTCTCCAGGAGAAAATTCGCCAGAAAGAGTTTTGACAAACAAAATATTATCAAAATTATAATAATCACCAGTTTTGCCTTCAATAACACCATAAGCACCACTGGTCAATCCATAAACATAAGTTCCTGTCGCAAATGAAATGCCGTCTAAAAATGTGTCTAGTGTTATGCGAGTAAAAAATACTGGATTGAAATATGATAATTTAAAAATAGATGAATATTCTTTTTCTCCACCAGATTTTTTTCCTTTTGAAAGAATAATATCTGTATCTGTATTAAATCCGTTACCTTTTTTAATTAGAGAAAAATCTTTTGGTTTACAAAATCCAATAATTGGCGTAATAGTTTCGTTGTAATCTACTACAGTACAATATGCTGTTGGTTGGTTTGTTTTGTAGTATTGTTGTGCAAGAATTTGGGAAGTTAATAATTCTCTTTTATATGAAATACCATCAACATCATATTCTCTCAGTAGAGATAAATCTGTTTTTTTACCTGTTACTGTAAATTCTACATATTTAATAGATGAATTATCACTAATTTCTGGTCTTGTAACAACATTAGCATATAAAATAGTAACTGAAGTTACGGTATTTGGTGTTGCTGTTGTTTCCAAAGATTTGGAAACAACAAACCAAAGTTTTGTTCCCAACATAGATTTGATATAATCATTTTCACTTTCTGTAAAATCAGTAGTTAATTTAACATATATTGTTTTTATACCATCATCAGTTGTAAAACTTAAACCTCTTCTTGAATATGTTTCCGAAAGACCCAAAAAATTACGACTAAATCCATTTCTGCCGTCATTATATACAGAATTTAGATAAACAGTTGGATATGCATTTAAATCCTCTCCTTCAGCATTTAGAGGAATACTGTTATAAACATTAGATACATTAAAATATGCTAGTGAATCTACTTTAATTCTATTCTTTTCTTTTGATAAAATATCACGAGCTTTTTCTACTTCAATATATTTTGTATCTTTATTGATAATTTCGTATCCTTTAACATATGCTTTTCCAGGACCAATCCCAGCAACCATTAAAGAATCTGCTTCACTAATTGTTTTTCCATTTACTTTATTAGTAGAAGTATTTAATTGATATACTCCTTGATTATTTTTACCGTCAGTATTGTTTTGATAATATTCTCTCAAATCTACAGTAAAATTATCTACAATATAATCGCCAGACTCATCGTAAGTTCTTCTTGCTAAAATTTCTTCTACTTGAGAATAAGTTGTTTGTTTAATAATATTTTGTATTTTGCCGTCTTTAATTGACACCAATTGAATAAAATTGTTGTCTGTTTTTTGATCGTATTGATAAACACTTAAATTCAAAGAAATTTTTAATCTATGTGCGCCAGGAGCAGAATAATTTGAATATCCTCTTGAGTTATCGTAAAGAGAAGCATCCGTTTCTGGGGTTGAAATACTTTCTAAAATAGTAAATCCAACTTTAACAGATGGATTTGAGTAATACTTGTCAACTACTATTAATTGTTCTGTATTATTGATAAAATATCCATTAACAAAATAAACACCTTCCTCAACTTTTACAGCTGATGCATATCCCATAGCGGGGCTAGGGATATTTGCGACAATTCCAGTATCATAATTTAAAACATCAATAGATGATGGTAAAACACTACCATCAGTACCAACAACCAATAATGGACTATCCGTAATATCAATTACTTCTAATGTCTCTCCTTGTCTAAAAACAGACTCCTGCTTACTATCACCACTGTTTGTGTATTTTACATAGAGCACATCTGACTCTGTTTCTGATGCATATCCATAAGATAAAACAGTTGCCGTAATACCAGAAGATAACCCATTAAGATTTTTGCCAACTAAATTAGAAATATCATATTTTTCATATACAATATTGCCGCCAACATTTACTGCAACTTCAGATACTGAAGACAATTTGACATAATCTAATTTATTATTAAAAGCAACCTCTCCAGGAACAACCATTTGCCCCTGTTTAAATTGAGATTTGCCATAATTTTCAATTTGATTTTGTAAAACAGATTGAAGAGTTGTTAGTTCTCTAGTTTGGATGGAATACCCAGGTCTAAAAAGAACTTTGTAAAATCCCTTATCCTTATCAAAATCGTCATTGTAAGGTTGTGTGTTTAAATTGGTAGTTTGGGGCATCTTATTTCAATCTTATGTTGTGCTAACAATTAAATATGACAATTAGAATTCAACTACAAGTTTGATATCTTCAATTTGATCTAATCCTCTTGTGATGGATCTTCTATTTTCTGCATAAATCATTTCTCCACTATTTACTTTAACTTCGGGAGCAACGGGAGCAGTAGAGATAGTTCTACTTACTTGGGAACTTTGCCCCAAAACAGTACTGCCAGATGCAAAAGCATAAACTTTATTATCAGTATGTCTATGAAATTCTGGAGATTGGTAATAATAAACAACTCCAGTAGTACTGTCATACGAAACTACTGTTCCGAGAGCATTTGTTGATGCCTGGGAAATAGTTTCATCTAACGTAAATGATCCAGATCCAGTAGTTGTAAAACTACTTAATCCACTAGCCGTTGAGGATGTTAGGTAAGTTCCGCCAGGAGTTAGTGGATCTTGAATAATGCCAATTCTTCGGAATTCGTTGTTTGCTAGGAAATCAGAACCATCGTATCCATCTAAACGAACATTAATCATTGCACGTTTTGCATTTGTATCCGAAATAACGTCAAAACCATATCCTCCTTGTGGGGGAATAATTACATCAATTTTTCCTGTAGCACTGGAATAACCAGTAGTATATGCAGTTCCCAATGTATTTGTTGATGGTGTATAGCTTTGATACATAAAATTATGCTTCAGGTATACTTCACCCCAGGTATAACCAGTGTTAGTATAATTAGAAGCAAGTCCTGCTGCAGCTCCGTTCATTACTTTAACGGAAGTAATTGAACCACTAGACGTAGTAACATAAACTACTGCTTGTATAGTTCCATCACCGATAACTGGAGCATAGAATGCCGCAGGTAGACCTGATCCTACATCTCTAACAACAGCAACTTCAATGGTTCCATCCTTGGCAGCAGCACCTTGAACTAAGGCATCATTAACCACGGGTATAAAATCAGTAGAAACAAATTTTAAAACATCAGAAGTTGAAATAGTATAAAGATGTTTCCACATGTATCCACCGCCCTGTGTAACTCCTGAACTATTTACTTCCATAAAAATTCCACCAGAAGCAGTAATTGCTTGCCCAACTGGCGGAACATATTTACCAGTATTACCACTTCCATCAACACCAACTTGTGGAACATAGGTCGTTTGTGGAGCAACACCTTTGATCGCACCATTAGCACCATTGTAGATGCACATGAATACTTCGTATTTACTATTCATAGTAATATGTTTAGTACTTGCCAAAGAAGATGCATTAGTCGAAGAAGTATTAATTTCAGAATAATCTGGCCTCCACATATCATAATTTGAATATGCCACAGGATTAAAATTTGTTCTTGCAATTACAGGTTTAACATCAGTATCTGTAATTCTTTTTAATGCTGTTATATCTCTATAATTTGCAAATTTTTCTTTTTGGTTGTCAAAAATATTTGGAGGATTATTTTCATCTGCTGAACGATATAGGCCAACTTTTGCTGTAGCTCCGTTTGCTGGATTACTAGCAACTAAACTACCACCAGCGGTGGGAGTACCAGATGCACTAGAAAAATATAAAGCATATGGAGTAACTTCTGAAATAGTGCCACTAAATGTACCAACAGTAATTCCTTGATTTGCTACAAAAGCAGTTGTGCCTTGCCCATATATTTCCATGTATGCTCTCCATGGTCGTGGAGCACCTACGAAAAAATACATTCTCGTTCTATCGGCGCTGCTGTCGGATGCTCCTTCGGAAAATGATTCTACAAATTGTTTTACGTTGAAAATTCTGAATTTTTCAGAGATAATAGCTAGGGGCATTTTTTACACTCTCTGTGAATAGATGGTAATTGTGATTTATTTATATTTATACAGGTGCGGAAACGGTTCTCATATAATCTCCAATTGTATGTGCAGAAATTGTAGAACCATATGCTCCTCGTGTGCAACCAGTAAATCTATCTGATAACTTTCCAGTATAAGTAATCAATTCTTTGTTAATCAGTATGATTCCTGTGGAGGGGAACCCCTTAGTATTACCATATACAATTACACCAGTTCCACTAGTTGCTGGTAAATTAGCAGTTTGTAAGTTAGAACCATATTCATTAATTGATGGATATCCATTATTCCATGGAGTTGAACATGTTGGAAGAAGAACAGAATTTAAATCATAATTTTCAAAATCTTGAATGGTAATTCCTGGATATTTGTTATTAAATTCCTCAATTGAAATACCAGAAACATTTGCAGCACCAGTATCTACAAATAAAGTATTTCTAGCAACAGCCCACCTATTTCCTAAAATATTTCCAGTGTAATTTGATGTTAGTGTGTTGTATGTGCGGGTGTCTACAAATCCTGTTTGAATTGGGAATGTAATTTGTAATTTGCTTGTGCTGCTTGAAGATACAGTTTTGTTGGGTGGTTGTATATTTGTAGTAATGAGTTTAACAGTATCATTGGATATAATAATTTGTCTTGGTGGTAATGATACAATAATAGTTTTTTGAGCATAAGTTTCATTTTTAATTTCTGCTAATTTACCAGATGGGCATATAATTTCTGTCTTTTCAAATTTGGTAGTAGCAGAAAATTGTGCAGATTGAGTATTCTCAACATATATGGTGGGTGTGCGAGTTTTAAATGATAATTCAGATACTGCAACTAAATTTACAACAGAAATTCTATTTGGTTGAATACCAAATTTAATACTATTTTGAAAAGTAATAACTCTTTTTACTTTATACTGCCTAGTTACATAAATTTTTGGTGGAGTAGTATACCCACTTCCTCTATTTGTTAAAATTACATCAACAACTTCGTCACCATTTGTAATTGCATATCCCTCAGCACCCCCACCTTGAGCAGGTTGTTCGGAAATTAAATTGCCATCAGAATCTCTTCCTGGTTGAGGAACAAATTGTAAGATAGGATATGTTTCGTATCCATATCCACCAGCTGTAGGAGGAATCCCTTTTTCATAATATGCATCCCAATTTTTATTATTCCATTTTAATGAAATCACTTGAGTGTATGTTGGCGAAGACGGATTTGTGTCTATTACAGCAATAACATCTAATCCTTGTCCTTTTGCTTCTCCATTGTAATTCGTTACTCCAATTCTACCAAGATAATTTACACTTGCATCATCAGTGTTTCTATACTGAGTTTTTATCACTTCTGATGGAGTAGTTAATACTTTTCTATATTCATTTTCTCCATCAATTTTAATCTGGTCTCCAACCCGAATAAAATCTCTTGGTAGTAAAGAAGTTTTTTTCAATAGATTCAAAGTATCTCCATCTGTTGCAAAATTATCGATAGAAACTATTTCAGATGGTGGTATAGTAGTATTAGGAACAATGTTATATGTGTCGGGATTTATAAAATTAATTGGTAAAGTATTTACAAATTTTTTATTTTGTGCTGTTTCAAAATACAAATAATGAGTTACTCCAGGAACATCCGTAACTTGTCGAAACTGTCTCAACATTGCACTAGCAGAATAATCATAAAAACTATTTCCCTGATAGGCAATTAAATTATATGAAGAAATATTAAAATTTGCAATTGGAGTTGAAATACCAATTTTAAAATAATTTACAAATTGAGTTGTTTCAAAATTAAATCCTAGTAAAGATTTTACATAATCTCTTCCATATAAGTAAATTATATTAATTTTTTGATTTTTTTTCAGTGGTTCTGAAAAAGTGATGGAAGCTCCTCTAATTTCATATGATTTTGTTCGTTTTTGTAAAACGCCATCAATAAAAACCATAACATTTCTATCTTCATCTACAGTTACCACTTTATTTGTTAGTGGTGATTTAATAATAAATGGACCAGTTTTGATATCATCAATATATTCAGTATCAATTGTTAATCTTTCATATGAACCAACATTATAAGCATAGAATGATTGTTTGATAGTTTCATATGTTTTTGGTGGTTCAACAAAAACTATTTGATTTGGAGTAACTGTTCTCTTAATATAATAAGACCTATCAGCAGGAAAAACTGGAGTAATACCATTTTGTTGAAGTACTCCATCCATAAAAACTAATAAATTTTCAAATGAAGATAATTGAACTGAAGTAGTATCTTCGTAGTATAAATCAAATGCAGTTTTTGTGCCATCAAATTGACTAGAAATATTTTGAATTTTTTTAAAATATTGTGAATTTAAAATATCATCTTTAAATTTTACAAATCTTCCAACAAATTTTTGCTGTGGGGTATCAACACCATTAATATAATTCTGTGAAGAAATAGAAGCTCCTAAAGAATTGCGATAACCAAGAGGAGCCTCTATAAATGTAATTTGATTTTCTTGATTTTGTGATACAGTGTATGCTTTTCCTGGTTCTTGGAAAATACCATCTAATGTAATAAACAAATTGTTAATATTGGAAACAGATAAAGGAATGTTAGTTCCTAATTTCATTGTAAATTGCTTTCTACCACTTCTTTTGCCATATTGATCAAAATATCCATCAAAAGATTCTTGTAAAGTAAATTCATACGACACTGTTTCTCCTGTATCGTATGTTGGAGCAAGAACACTTCCTTTACCATTTTGTACAGTAAGTTCCGAAAGTTTTAAAATACTAGTTGTTACTTGTCTTCTAGTATTTTCAGAAAGAACTCTTACATGATTGGTATTTTTATCCCATAATTGTACAATACTAACAATTTCTTTTTTTACTTGTTTTACTTCAGAAGGTATTGATGGATTTTCAACAGTCAATTCACCAAATACTTTAAATCCAGCTGGATGTGTAGTTTCAGTTACTAAAGTTTTCCAATTATTGATTTGAGTTTTTGATTTAATTGTGTATGAATAATCTTGGTAATAATAGGAATCTGATAATTTTTGACTATTGATTCCTAAAATTGATTTTTCTGAAAAATATTTTCCAGCATTATCAACATATGATTTAATATCTGGTGAAAAAATAGTTGTATATATTTTTTTGACAATTGCTGTATTATTTTTCCACAATCCCGTAATTTGTAAATTTTGTTTAAATTTTCCAACTAACGTGATTACTTTTAAAATATTGTTATTGTCTTTGTATCCATTTGTGGTTACTTTACCTCTGGCAATCTCAATACCACCTTCATATTGAACAATATCTTCGCCAGATACAAAAGAATTTGTAAAAATATTTTTTAATACTAAAACATCATAAGTTTTATAGGTATTTGAAATAGTTTTATCGTTATAAAATCCATAACCATTTGCAGAAATTTTTATAGATTTTGGAGCACCAATATTTGAAGATTCTAAATAACAATTTACATCAGTTTCAATAACTTTAATTGTTGGTTTAAATGTATAATTTTTTCCAGGATTTTTTACAGTAATACCAGCAATTGATCCATTTACTCCAGTTGCAACAACAAATTCCGCTTGTGTTCCATCGCCATAAGAAACTATAGCTTTGGGTTTTGAATACCCAGAACCATTTGTTATAACTTCGACAAATAATAAATTTTGTGTTTCCGAACTCCAAGTACAATCAACTTCTGCCTCAGTATATTGAGAGCATCTAATACCTACTACAGTAGGTAATTTAGTTAGATTTGTTCCCCCACTTGAAACTGAAATAGAATTTATTTTGCCGATTGCTGTTTTTGATTTTGTGGTATAAGATATAGTTCCAGAACCATCCCATTGTGGAATTGATGATAAATCATAAGTAAAATAGTATGGAGTTACATAATTTACAATTTTTTCTCCTTGGAGAGGATCGTCAATCAAATTAATGTATGATTTTTCTGAATCTGTTAAATTTGATTTATCAAAATAATAAAATTTATTGAAATTTGTGTCAATTTTTTCTTGATATGTATTTGTAGCAAGAGATGAACCAAATCCAATTTTGAGTTTAATATAAGAACCAGAAGAACCAGGATTTATAGAATTCTTTGTAGATTCATTGGTCAAGATATTATAATTAATACTTGGAGAAAATTCCAAGAAAGTGCCAGATAAAGTACTGCTGCTGGTATCAAATTTATAAATGTAATATTTTTGAATATCTATTACTGGATTTTTTTTATAATTCAAATCATTTGTATCTTCAGAAAATTCAAATTTGTACGTTGGTTCTTCCAGAACCGACGAAATTGTTATGAGTTTTCTAGGACTGCTTTGATCATAAAAATTATATCCTTCAGAAATACGAGAAATACTTTCTATAGCAATTCCTATAGGATAAACTACTTCTAAATTTCCTGTTAATGTATCATAAGTTTTAACAATTGGCGTACTTACTCCGCTGCTAAGTACATAAGGATAAGATAAACGATAATTTACGTTATACCCAAAAATATCTGTTGAATTTGAATGATCGGTAGATACTGTAGAATTTTGAGCTCTCTGTACAGTTATGCTATTAGATGAAGAATTTACATTTGTAACTTTTACAATTTCTTTTTCTACAAGCAACAAATCATCTACAGAAATATTTTCGACTGAAAATAATTTAATTGTAGTATCTGTAGAGGAGATGCCAACATGGTCAACCTTTACTTTTAGAACTTGAGTATTTAAGGAATTACTTGGTTTGCCGAGAGAAGAACCCACGCAAGTCAAGATATCTCCTGTTACATATCTAGAACCTTTGGTTGTAATTAATATTGAAGTTACTGACCCATTTGTTACATTAATATTTGCCCTGGCATTGTTGGCATTTCCTGGTTTTCCGATTACAGATTGAGATGAAGAACCAACGACCTCCCCATATTCATCTCTACATTTTGTCTGGTCTAAAAATACTAGTTCTACGTTGGTATAAGATTGACTTGCTCCATTAGCATAATCACCATTTATTTGTATGTTTCCATTAACTTTAGTTATATATCCACCAGAGTTTAATACTAAAATTCTACCAATTCCAGTATCATTGATTTTTGTTTGTATTTGAGGAGAAATAATTCTAGCTGTTTGATATATTCTTCTTCTAACGTAGTAATTTTTTTCAGTTGTAGCATCGTCTGGATTGATATCAATAGTAACTTTATCATTAACAGATAATTTATGTTCTTGAGCAGTTTTTACTAATCCTATATTATCATTAATTTGGAAAATAGGAATATTCTCACTTAGTTTATTCAATAAGAAAATTTTAGAACCAACTGTATCAGTTAAAGTACTGCTTTCCAAATAATAATTTTGATCAGTATCAAATACTCCACCTTCTACTCTAATTTTTACTGAATTTTTTCCTTCAATTCTTTCTAATATTGTTCCTTTTGCTTTTTGCCCAACAGCTGTTGAAATAATATTAGATGTATTAGTTATAGTTAGTGCAACACCATTTAGTGTTTCGGAAATTTTAAAACCACCTGAACTAGAATCTCTCACATAATATTGCTTATCTGCAATCACTTGCGAAAAAGAACCAGTAAATACAATTGGATCTCCATTATTAAATGGATTTGAAGAAACATTTATAACACTATTGTTTAATGAATTGATAATAATTTTTTTACTATTTTTTAATCTAACAATAGAATTTTGAGTATAATTTGAACTCTTATCTACAATTACACTAATTACCTTTATGTCAGAATAAACTGGAAGATTTTTGTCAAATGTTCCAACTACATTTTTTAATACTATGTTTTTTGAATCAAATACATCACCAACAATAGTTCCGTAAACATTATTTGATTGTTTTAGCAGTTGTTCATCGTAAAAATAACTAATTGATGAAGTCTGAATTTTAATACATTTTGTTTGGTGATTTTGAATATAATCTACAGATTTACCTTCAACTGAATCTACATATGCAACTACTCCTGAACCAGCATTACCAGAATAATCAACTTCTACCAAAGAATTTACAGAAAAATTATCACTAGAGTATTGAATATCTACAGATGAAATTGTGCCAGGTGTTATTTCGGAAATATAGGCAGAAGAACCTAAACCATTTGCTGGAATATTTGGTGTTTTTAATCTAGAAGCAATTTTTGGAATTTCGTCTTGTGTTATATTTTTTGTGTAATTTGAATCTACAGGTAAAGAATAATAATTTTCTCCAATAATATAAGGAAATACTGGTGTATTGTCTGAGTCTATTGTTACAAAATATGCATATGTTCCATTTGGATAGTCTGGAGTAACGCAAAATCTTCCATTATTTTCATCTAATGTTCCAGAGCGATGAATATATTGATAATCTTCAATTAATGAACCTAATGGGTATAAATCAGTTCTGGGACCATTCAGACGAGTGAATTTGGGTGAATAGCTCGATACCATTCTGCTAATAGTTGATGATGCCGATACTGGGTCTGAATAACCATATGGGCCATATATTGGGTTACCATCGTAGGCATATCCAAGAATAGGTGAGTGAAGCAACGTAGAAGGAACTTGGTTGGTAGAAGATAAATTATCTCCTAAATCAATTCTTAGTTTTTTTGGATTTGCAATATATGAATAACCGTTTCCATATTGCATATCAATATTCTGGAAAAAATATCCATATGAAGAATCTAATGAATTTTGTAATCTATAAAATCTATTTTTCTTCCATTTTCTAACTTCTGATGTGGCAGTAGCACCAGAACCAATTGGTATTACTTGAATTTCAATATTCTCTTGTGTATAAAATTTTCCAGCCTCTTCTTGCACACAATCAATAATTTGACCACTTGAAGAAATTATTGTTTTATATGATGCAAATTTTCCTTTTCCTGCTTTATCTATAATTCTAATTTCTGGAGGAGTTGAATAATATTCTCCTGGATTAACAATAACAATACTTGTTATTTTGCCAGATGTCACGACTGCTCTAAGAACAGCATTTCTTCCAGAAGTTATAGTGATGAGCGGAGATGGTGGAAAATATCCAGAACCTTGATTTGTGACAACAATTTTATCTACCGATTCTCCAGATAGATAAGAAATTGCCTCTGCATTTGTAGTAATACCTAATTTTTCTTCAATTAAAACGAATGGTGGATTTTTATATCCAAATCCTTTATTTTCGATATTGATTTCAGTTACTCCACCAAAAACTACATCTTCATCATCCTTATAACTCCTAACAGTAACTCCATTAACAAGAATACCAATATCTCTTGTTGGGGTTTTATAAATTTCTGTGCTTCTCTCTGGAGTTTTTTTAATTAATCTTAATTGTTTTTGGTCTTTTAAAGTTTCCCATGTTGCTAAACCAATATCATGAGATGGAATTCCCGAAGAAGCAATATAATAATAATTTGCATCTTCAAATATAGCGGAAACATCTGCAATAACATTTGATAACTCAGATGTTATAGATGAATTTGTAGTTGATGAAGGGGCAACAAATGATTCATTAATTTTCCATCTAATATTAGAAATAGATTTATCATAGATAATTGCATCTCTAGTAATAAATCCTGGAGATGATTGTTCTACTAAATCTCCAACACTTGAATATGGTGCAGGATTTGTAGCATTTAAATTATACAGAACGCCAAGAATTAATAATTTTACAACATACTCTTCGCCATCTTCGGTGTAAGAACCAGAGACAGTTGATGCTGTATAAACAGGAATTTGAGTGGAACTAATATTTACTGTATATGTTGCTGGATTCTGCCCTCTTGAAAGAATTTTAAACTGATTAATAGTTTTTCCTTCGTAAACAATTTCTTCATTGCCAATAAAAACTTTTCCTCTTTCACCACTCCATCCTAAAGTGGAATATACATTAATAAAACTTCCAGTTCCATTAACAGAACTTAAAGTTTTTGTTAAGAATGTTTGAGAAGCAATTTTAAATTCACCTACAATACTTTTTTCAGAAAGAATAATTTCGTAATAATTATTTCCAAGATTAAATACTGAATCAACAATAGCAAATGCATTAGTAATAGTTGAATCATATGGATCTGGTGATTGAGTAATTCTTCTTCCAATTAATTGGTATGGGTCTCCAGAAATAATTTTTGCTTTGAGTGAATAACTTTTTGCCCATTCACCACCAGAAGGTTTGATTGTAAAATCTTTTGGATAATATACCGTTGGGATATCATTAGCTTCTGTAGATACAATAGAACTAAAAATAAACTGAATTGATTGATCAGTTCCTTTTGCTTTGTAAAATTGTTTAATATTTTTGAGTAGAATCTTTTTATCTACTTCTGGTTTTAATGATTCTTCGGGGAACGAACTTAAATACTGAGATTCAAAATTCTTTACAAAAGCATACAAAAATAGATTACTAATATTTCTTACAGTAGTATTTGCTGCATGTACAACGCCAACACCCAAATCTTTGTATTCTACTGTCTTAACATCTGATTTGCTATACAGATCACCTAATCTTGTTGTACCACCAACATTACGATAACATTCTAAGAATGAAGTATTTGTTTTCGATCTATAGAAGATAGCTTCATCATCAATTAAAATGTATCCGTTGGTTTCTGGAAATCCAGTAGTATCCAATACATTAATGGTTGTATCAGTATTTAATACAACAGAAGAAGATGTATATGTGTATGACTTGAATAACTCTTTATCATAAGTATCCAAATCTAGATATTTTGATAAGTTATTGATAATATCCAGTGGTTGCCCACTGCATTCTAATTGCTCATAGTACTTCTTGACGAACTCCACATACATGGGATAATCGTCGGAGATAAACTGTGGTAACTGTTGCTCAACTAGGGTTGAGAGTGGTCTATATTTTCCTGCCATTTATTACTCTTGGATTATCGTAAAAGTACTATTAGCGATATCTACATCTAAGAAAATTTCACGTTTTGCTGTGATATCATTATATTGAGGTCTTAATCTGACCTCAATCTTATCATCGTTAAAACTTCCTTTAATGATAGTTAAATTATATAGTTTTATTTCACCAGTGGAATAATTAATACTTCCAATTTCATTATCCAGCACTTGTTTGGTTCCATATGTATCATATCTGTATAAGATGACTTTGCCATCTCTATCTTCCATATAGCAAGTATAATTTGGATATTCTTGAACTATAAATCCTGTACTGGTAAGTGCCAATTCATCACAATCATAATCAAATGCATTACTAAAGCACAATTCGTAATAACTGGAATTATTTAATGAAGGATAAAAATCCTTTCTCATTGTAATTGTAGTTAAATTAGAACGAATAGAAGATTCGGAATTATCAATAGCACTCACAAATCTACTATATCTAAATTTACCACCAAATTTTTCTGTATCTGAATTTTTGATATAATTTTCTATATTTTGAATAGCTAATTTTCTAACTTCGTCTGGTGTTCTATTTGTTGCTGATTTGTTGTAATATATTTTACTTGTTAGTTCAATGTGGATAATTGAGGGGTCTACAATTTCAGGAATTACTGATGCAACCGAAAATTTTCTTAATTCTTGTTCAATTCTATTTTTTGTGTATGATGTAAGATAATCAGTATTATCTGGTTTAATTACAATTTTAACCTTTCCATATTCTGGAGGATTTGCATCTTCTCCACCATAAGCATATACATCAGCAATCGAAGGATATACTCTTCTAACAATTGCTGTGTAATCATTTGCCGTTACTGCTCTGTTCTGTGTACCAAACATTGCAGGAGCATTCTTTTTAATGCTTTCAATGCTTTCTATAGGAGTTCCACCATTAGATTGGTCTACTAATCCAATTGAAATGTTACTAATTACAAAAGTATTCTGTCCATTAGTATCTTCAATCAATCCATTAAATACAAAACTCTTTGCGTTATTCGAATCCGAACCACTTGTGATAGAATATTGAATTACCACATATTGACCAGGAGTTAATTGCTTTCCGAGAACTCCATCGCCAAATGTAATAGTATAATTTTCATCCTCTCCTTCCGAAATAAAATAAACTTCTGATAGAGGATTGACTTCTAAAATATTTTCAGCAGCAGTGTATGGAATAAAATTGCTGGACGATGAACTAGCATACACATTCACTTTAATGCTCTTTACATCAATTCCCTTATTATTCAATACAATCTTTGGTGGTCTGTTGCCAACCGTATAAGATTGCTGTAGGGGAATACCTTCGTAGATATTTAAGTTGGTAAAAGAAGCTACATTACCAATGATTGATGCTTTTACATCATCCCTTAAAATGTATTGATATAAAACATTATCAATAGTTGTTAGAAATCCAGACCCACTTTTAAATACTGCCGTCTGTGCTACAGTATTAGTAAAGGTGATGGAACAATTCACCACTGCTCTAGCAGCAGTAGATGAACGAGGAGAGTACCCTAGTTGCTTGGCAATCGAAACAACGTTATCCCTTAACGTAGATGACTCTAGGAACGACTCATTTGCCACCATATTGGTGTTGAATGCCGTGTAGTATGTATTGTATGCCAATACATCCAATAAATTGCTTATTACTGAACCTTCGAAATCATAGTCAGTAAAATCCGAATTAGCTCTCAGATAATCCCTGAGAGCATTTCGTATATCAAAATAATCTAAATTTGTGAGTTGATTGTAAGGCATGTCTATGCTCTAGATCTTTCTAAGAATAAATCGATATTTTCTGTTATTGCTGGTTTACCAATGATGGTGTATTCAATAACAACATCAAAACCATTATTATCTTCATCTAGATCAACATTCACATTCTTTAATACTACTCTTGGCTCAAATGCTTTGATGGTATATTCTATTTCAGATTTAATAACTGCAGCTGTAATGAAATCTAATGGGTCAAAAAGTAAATTTCTAACCCTACAACCAATATTTGGATTGAAAAATCTCTCTCCTGGTTGTGTAAGAATCAAATTCATAACCGATCTTTTGATCGCATCCGAATTTTTGGTCACTTTTAGGTCTTTGGTGACTAAATTCTCCTCGAAAGTGATATTTAAATCTTTAAAGACCGTACTTACAGGCATGAAAATCCACTATTTTATTATTATTTATACCCGCATTTCATGCCCACCACTCTACATAATCATCAAATCCGTCCTTACCACCACATGGTTTTGATAAACGATCCATTGGAGGTTCATTTTTCTTTACTTTTGTCGGAGTTACACGCTCCACAGAACCATAATCGGTAATTAATCGATTAGTGCCCCAGTTTTCTCTCATATAATTGATATCTCTGTCTGGATTTTGGTGAATTGCCATCTGTTTTTTCCTAAGTTAGATAAAACAGAACTTTTTACGGGGTTGCTATCCCGAAAAATCACAAAAAAAGCGGCTAATGCCGCCATTTTTATTTAATTTCCTTGACCACGGTAACGCTTCTTACGTCCGTTACGACTCGATGCAGCAAGATTCGTATTTTTTGAACGACCTTGTGCGGTCACCTTTGGTTTTCCAGGTTGATAATCGGACTTGTTGAAACTTGGTGCTTTTGCCATATATTTCAGAAAACGAATATACTGGTATTATACTGCAATTTTTATTTATTGTCAACAAACACGGTGGCAGCACCGAATGCTGCTACTTGTCCCGCTGGTCCATACTGAGAAGTTAATAAACTGCCAATAATTGCCATGGGTTGTTTATTGACATAAACAGTTTTGGAACCAGTTGAAATAGTATCGGAGTGAATGTCAGGTGGCAAATGAACATGTGGAAGAGTTTTATCTCCTACTCTATGAACATTTTTTTTATTAATAAACACATTTGCTGAAGCTCCTCCTGGAGGAGGAGTATAACCGACAGGTGGCCATGGTCCATGCCCACTTGTCATATCTTCTGGTGTATAGAGAGCAGGGATATCCATTATTATTCTGTGCCGCCAGGTATATTTAGAACTGCTTTTGGATTTTTACGCTTCAATAAAAATTGTAATCTTTTATTTGCTGCCTTTTGATTATACTGTACAATCATATAAGCAGTTGAAGAATATATTCCCGTATTTGAAGTAATTGATACATTAAAGAAAAATCTAAGTTTTTTAATATCGGTTCCTTTATATGATATAACCTGACCAATACTACTAAAATATGATTCTAAAATTTCAGATTCTGTTTTATAAGCAGTAGCAATACTTAATGGATAAAAAGTATTTACATTTACATTTGATGGTAATGGAATGTTGATCTTTTTTAAATTAAATGGTAGGTTCGTTGGAAATTTTGCTAACGGAGCATAGAAAAATCCATTACAATTGAATTTTGCTATAGCATTTAAATAAGAAACTACTATCTCTCTATCATAAAAATTCCTTTCTGTAAAATAACCAGTAATTATTGCGGGACTACCTCCAACTCCAGGAAAAATATTAACCAAAGGTTCTAAAAATAATCCAGGTGCCCAATAAGGTGATGCTTTGATTTTTAATGGACCATCTGCAGAACGAGTCGTATCTGCTCCTGGTAAAGGATCTTCACAAATACAAGTCAAAAAACTAATATCGATACCTGTAATATATTCTCCACCAACTGTTGGTATTGCATCTATGTAAATACTGAATGGTTGATACGTGGTAATATAATTTGCACCAGGACCAGCTTGTGTTAAATCTAAACTTGCTGGTATTGGTCTGAATTCATATGTAGCTCCAGGTAATAATAAATTTGCTACTGGTGGTCCAGGAAGAGGAGCATATCCAACGGTATAATCATCCACTAAAAGTGTGGCCATTAATCCTCTAAAACCATCTCTAAAATATTTAGACGACCATAAACATCATCCAATACTTCATTGATCTTTTTATAATCTTCCCCTGGTGGTCGATAATACAACACAAACGGGTCAGGAATCTTGCCTACACGGTCTTCCAATGCCCTCAAACGACGGTCAATGTCATTTACTACGGTAAGCACTCTATTTTCTAAATTAACTATTTGTTCCGAACTCTCCCCAGATTGGGATGCCCTCAGGAGTGATGTTAAAGGCGTCTGAAATATCATTTTTGCTTTCTCCAAATGTTGCAACGTCACTGTAAATAATTTCTCCAGTTTCATCAAATGCTGAAATCTCTAATTTGTCATCTTCACTATATTCACCCGTATACCATTTCTCTGCCATCTCTAACATATGGTCGGCTAACTTATCATAATCATTAAATTTTACATCCTCAACTACTTTTCCGTCTTTGTTGATAACGGTGTAACCAATCGTTTCTTCATTCATTTTCATTGTCCTCTGAAATTTCATCTGATAACATTAACATAACTGTACCATCTTTATTCATGTGCCAATCAACAACATCACCCTCTTCCCATCCAGTGCTATCACGCAACTCTTCGGGAATTGTAGCATAATATTCGTCGAAGTCTTCGTTATACTCTACTGTACTCTGATATACTTTAGTCATAATTTTTTGAAATTTTATTTTATATAGCAAGTTTTTCAGCGATTTAGTATTCTCTCCGAAGGAAGCCAACTACTACACTTCTGTATTCCTTGCACAAACTCGTAAGGATTCTGAAATTGTATCCTCACCTGTCTACCATGATTACTCGTAGCATAGATGCACATAGAACCGTGCTCTATAATTACATGGTCTATCTGCTCCACACCATACTCCAAAGCTCTCGCAATACTATGTAGATATACCCAAACTCTTCCCTTTTGGTCGTTCGAGTTGATAGAGTTGGTGAAGGTTTTTGAGGCATTTTATTTGGGGAAAAATTTTTTTAATGAACGTGTAAACACTCTCGCGTTTTCAAAGTTTTGTAGGTTAATAGTATCTATGGTTTTTCGCTCGGCCGCGCCGCTATAACGGTATCGTTATAAAATAACTGTTGGCACTGCCCACTGTGCTAGGATGGCAGGTCATGCCATCGCCCTCGCCTGTGCTAGGCGCTGCTCCATTTGCTTGATGATCGTTCGCCCCAATCGTTCGCTCTTGTTCTGATGTGGAATCGTGCCCCATGCGATGGTAGGGTTGATGGGGTGCTCCCATCGTTGGTGCTTACCCATTCGGGTGCATCGGTAACCCATAGCAGCAGCGGCACGGGTGATCTCCTTGGTGGTTCGCATCAGAGGGTAGGGGTATGGTGTGCTAGGATGATGGGTCAGTTGAAGCAATGGCGGTTGACCCAGACGCCCACGCTAAGGGGGGGCATCAGCAGAGCGGCGAGGATGGCACGACGGGAGACGCCACCGAATCGGTACATGGTCGCCCCGCTGGTGAAGGTCACCCGAACGCTGCCCGTGATGGGGTTGGCAGTCAGGCGGGTGATGGCGCTGCTGTGCTCGGTGTCGATGGGGAGTTGCATGGTTCGGGTCGTTTGGTTGACTTGTTAATTGTAGACGGTGAGGGGGGGGTGGCCCCCCCCCTCTCAATCTTCGAAGGTGGGCAGTTTGGCAATCGCCTCATCATGATACACCTCGGCAAACTGCGCCGCCCATACGCTGGCGGGGTGACCCGAAGGGCAGGTGATACGGGTGAAAGATTCGTCGTTGTTTTTACGGGCGACCCATACATGGGCACGGTCCGAGAGGCGGGATGCTTGAGCGAGAATCATGGTTCGGGTCGTTTGGTTGATGGGTTAATCCTAGGCGGGCATCGGGGCATCGCTGCCCCCTGCTGTGCCAGTTTAGAGTTCGGTCATCATCTCAACCATCTCGCGGTCGTTGATGCAGGCAGAATCCCATTTGACGCCATCGGGGGTCTGGCCGAGCATCCGCCCAATCTGGCCCTCAGTCATGCAACGAACGAACTTATCCCAGGGGGTCTCATCATCGCCACAGAATTCAACACATGCCTTAGCGGTGTTGTAGAGGAACTCATCGTTGCCGATCCACAGGGCGGCATTCCAGGTTTCGTAGTTGGTCCAGCCGTTGTAGGTGTGCTTCATGGTTCGGGTCGTTTGGTTGATGTGTTTAGTCTACAGGGTCAGGCGGCAGGGTCTGGCGGTTAGTGTGCCAGTGCCTCAGGCGTCACAGGTGCTTATCAAGACCCCGTGCCATACCGTTTAGAAAGGCAGCGCCGATGCCAGCCCAGAAGGTCGGGTCTTTAATGCAGGCGCCGATGGCATCCATCCAATCCTGGGCGCTGGCGGCGCCGATTGCCTCCCGTTGCTCTGGGGTCAGTTCATCTAGGAACTGCTGCAGGTCGTCGGTTGAGTTGCGAGTCATGGTCTCTCTCGTTTGGTTGATGTGTTTAGTCTACAGGGTCAGGGGTCACCAGCGACCATCCCAGGAGTCAGTTGCCCAACCGTCACGCTCCATACGGCGGCGGTCGATCTGTTCATCATCGAAGAGATCGTCGAAGTCGATGTCGAAGATCTCGCCAGGCATGTCCTGAATCTCGGTGAACAGGGTGTCGGTTTCCATTGGTTGTCTCGTTTGGTTGATGTGTTTAGTCTACAGGGTCAGTTGGCGCCCAGCGCGTTTATCTGTGCCACCTTGTCTGCTGTCACACGGTCTAAGGTCTGGGCTGTCTGTAGGATGGCGCCAGCGGTCTGGCTGAACATCAGCAGCATGGCAGCGACTAGGGCGAGGCGTAGGGTGTTGGCCATTGGTTGGTTGGTTGCTTGTGGTATCCTATCACAGATGGGGTCAGTTGAACCAATCGCCCAGGTAGGCGATGGCCTCAGCCGTAGCGTAGAGGTTGGATTCGGTCAGCCCCTCGAATGCTAGGGCAAGGTCTCCATCATCAACACGGTCGATTCCAAAGTCTGCCAGCTCATCAGCGAGGGCAAGGCAGCGGAGCTCAAGGTCGTTCATCGTTTCGTTTCGTTTGGTATGCTGTAATTCTACAGGGTCAGGCGGCAGGGTCAGGGTCGCCTTGTGCCAGTGCCTCAGGTGTCACAGCTGTTAACTTAACTAAGGCGAGAATGGCAGCAACACCACCAGGGCCAAACATCATGCACAAAATAACACCTAGCAACAAATAACGCTTACGAATCTTCATTCAGTGTGGGGTGAAATGTATAAAAAAGAGGGGCAATCGCCCCCCTGTCTCAGTAGTCGCTGAACACTGCAACTTGACGGTAGGACTTCTCACAAGCGGTGAAATCGTAACGCAGGGAGGAATCGTAGGTTGCCTGCCAATCGATTACCAGAGCAGAGGGAATATCACCAATCTCGTTGAAGAAATCTTCAGCGAAGTCTGCCTCCGATTCGTACCAACCACGGAAGCGATCATCACATCCCTCGATGTCAGAAATGCCGCCCATCTCATCGATGAAAGCATCTACAGCATCGTATCCAATCGCTTCACCACAGCGCACATACTCTTCGTAATAGTTAACGAACCAGTTCTCATTACGCTCATCGATGAACTCCAACATGTCATCGAGAGCATAGTTTTCTTCGAGCAATTCGTCGATCTTCTCAACAGTAACAGCGTCGAGGACTTCTTTGTAGTTAGCGGTCAAGGTAACAGACATTTGTGAAATGAAATGGTTTGGTTGGGGCACCGATCCCCCCTACAGTGTGGAAAGGGGTCTGAGGCGTTGCCGCCCTCGCGTCTCCCCTTATGAACTTAGTATGGCAGCAGTGAGGGGCAATTGCAATCCCCCCTGTGCCACTTGTCAGACTGTCACATCCCGTTGAGGAAGTCGGCAAGCGCCTCTTTATAGTCTGCCTCCGTCTCGAAGACCCGACCGTAGATGGTACGGGGGTACTCTGCCTTAGGGGCAGGGGTGCGGCAGTCCGCCTCATCGTATCCCATCTCCAGCAGGGTGGCAACGTAGGGATTGTTGGTCATGGTCTCTCTCGTTTGGTATGTGATCAGTCTACAGGGTCGGCAGCGCCTCTCAGGCGGTCAGTGTGCCAGCTCTCAGACTGTCCACCAAACCACCAAAACGCCCCCTAGAGTCTGTAACCTAGAGGGCGGGAGGGGAGGGAAGGGAGAGGCGCTGGGCGCCTTAAGTATACCTTACTCGTTCATCGGGTGGTTTACAATTTGATCTTCAATTTGATTCGCCAATTCTGTCATCCACTCACACAAATCTTCATCTTCATACTGTGCGTTACTCTTCACAATGTCGAGCAGAAAATCTATCTGCTCATCAGTGAAATAGTATTCTTTGAGTGTCATTTCCGAAGGGGAGAATTGTAATAGGAACGAAACACCGAAATCACAATGATAGCGGTGGAGATAACACCAACCAAACCGAGGTAGGTTACAGCGTCACCAGTGAAAGTGTAGGTCTCAGTCATCAAACTCTCCAGCAAGATCAGCAAACTTAAAGTGAAGCGAACCGAAGAACTCAGCGAGTTGGAAACTAACATTCCAACGCAGTTCTTCGCCGTTGTCAGCATACCAAACCCGAAGGGCACGGTAGGCATAACTTACCACACCAACCACAATAGCAGCGAGAGTGGCAAGATTGAACACCAAAGTGTTAGTGAAGGATTTCATAAAAGTGTTAGAAATCATGGTTAAATCAGGCAGCGACGACATCAGCAGCAGTGAACTCAATGTAAGCATCAACGCCAGCAATGTGCATGGTTTGCACCATCATCATAGCGAGATTCATGCTCACTTCGATTACACGTTCTTGACCAGATTTAGCGTCAGTGAAATGCAGTTTACGAGTGTCGGTCATTTGCTTTGTTTGGTTGACTTGTTAAGTATGGCACAGCATCTCATGGTTTGGGAGAATACTGTGCCAGTTCTCAAAGTGTCACAGGGTAATCAGAATTCGATAGATTCCATGGTAGGAAGGGCAGTACGAGACTTGCCAATAGCAACGTTACATTTAACCTCGGCATCTTCGGCGGTAAATGTATCGAGCACAGACAGCAGTTCGTTACCATTAGAGGCACGATTCAACAGGGAAAGCATAAGATCTTGGGTCATGATTAAAATAGCAATTGGGTTGGTTTAGTTAGCTAGAACAATACTAGATGTCGTATTGCTCTTCGATTACATTTTCAAAGGTGTAATCTTCGATGATGTAGCCATCTTCATCTAGGAAAATGTCTGCCATCTCTTGTTCAACAATCTCTTGATACATTTCAGTGATGCTCATTAGTTTAAATGATGAACTTGTGCTGGGGACTTACCGTTACCGTGCCCCGTTAAATTTAACCGAGGCGCATGGAATCGAAGAAAGGAATGACACTCAAACCCTGCACAGTGTTCATTTGAACGAACCACTTAAAGTTCTTCTGGAACACACAATCGCCACGCTCACCGTGCGCTTGGAGAATAGCATT